TCCTACAATTCTGAGCGAGAAAAGGATTGGCAGGAAGTAAAGGACATCAGCATCACTACTCCTCTTGATGGTCAGACTCCGCTCACAACGGACGAGATTGAGGTGGTGGATATGAGCCGATTCAATGACTCAATCGATTTCACGATTCGACAGAAGAAACCACTGCCAGCGAACATACTGTCGATGGTTCACAAACTAAACGTAGACGGGGATTAATTAAAATGATTTTTGGACTTCTAGGTGCAGGATTATCAATTTTCGGTGGTCTGAGTCAGGCGCGGATGCAACGCAACCAAGCTAACTTTAACCGGATGATCGCTGAGTCGAACGCCGGGTTTAATCTGCGAGCGGAGATGGATGCGCTTCAGCTTGACGAGATCCAATCTCAGATGGCGTTTCAAGATGCTCAGTTTAATTACTTCATCGTTGAAAAAGAGATCGAGGCGCGGGAGCAAAACGCGCTACGATTGCGGCAATTCGCTGAAGCGCGAACGACCGCGAGCCGGGAGGAGATCAGACGCAAGCGAGCCGATTTTGAGAGGTTTCAGTCTTCGCAGCGTTCTTCCATAGCGGCGAGCGGAGTTACCGAGCAGGGATCACCGTTGGAATTACTAGTCGAGACGGCTGGAAAGGCTGAACTCGCACTAGACGAGATGCAGAGGGAGATCAACTACGAGCGGAGGGATTTGATTGATCGAGCGTATATGGAAGAGCGTGACGCTGGCGTGGCCGGTATCATGGCAAATCTCTCGCTGAAGCAATCGGGTTTTGGAAATGAGATGGCTGCTGTTTCGAGAAACATGCAGCGAGTCAACGCGCAACAGAGATACGAAATTGCGAAGACCGGGGCAGCATATCAGCAGGCCCAAGGATATGCCCAATCAAGGGCTACTCTCTACCAGGCTGGGGGGTCGCTGCTCAGTAGCGTTAGTTCTTGGCTTGGGCAACGCGACCGGGCGAACTATTTAGGAATGAGTAGAGGATTTTTGAGATGAGCGACGAAATTGAAGCACAACTCTTAACGAAACTGCAAAATTTAGAAAACCTTGGCAAGATGCTGCCGTGGTTGCGGGTGCTTGTTGTCATCGCATTCCTCTTTGGTGGCTGGATTGCGACTCTGGAGATCCGGGCGCAAAGCAACAATCAGAATACTCAGAAGCATGACTTTGAGTTAGAGAACGTCGATGACAGTCTCCATGCCCATGAACTGCGAATTCAAAAACTTGAGGGATCTCAACTGACGATAGTAAAGACGCTGGATCGGATAGAAACGAAAATAGACGCACAATAGAAATGGCTGTTATTCCACAATTCAACAGAGGAGATTCACTGCCGGTCGCAAGCCCACAGACCCCGGCGATGGCCCCAACTTCGTTTGGCAGAACAAATTCTGGAACGCTCATGTCTGGTATTGGTGAGGCCCAGCAGAATATGCGTAATTTTGGACTGGCAGCGCAAGCTCCAGCCCAACCGGATCTTTCTCAGTATCAGGCTAGAGGAATGGAGGCACTTGCTGCCGGTTTTGAGAACTTAGGCGCAACGATGTTTCGGATTGAGGAGCGTAAGGCCGAGGCCAAAAACTACGTCGATGTCACGGAGGCCGATACCGCCATGATGAAGCTGCGCGGTGACTTCGATAAGTGGAAACTGCAAAATCCCAACCCGGCAGGGTGGGAGGCAAAGTGGAACAGTCTCAGCACTGACTTCGCAAACACTTACCTTTCGGATAAAGAAATCTCTCCCAAAGCGCGTGAGCAGATCACAGCTAAGATGAGTGCATTCACCACGCGGGAGGCGATCTCTGTTGGCGTTGATAGCGTCAAGGGGCAAGTCCAAATGGCTAAGTCTGCAAACATGGCAAACATTGATTATGCGATTGACCAAGGCAACATCGCTGAAGCGAAAAAACACGCAGACATGGGGGTGCAAATGGGATTGTATCACCAGTTTGAAGCAGATCACATGATACGCCAAGGTGAAGATAAAGTTGCAGATCAAAAACGCGACGAGTTAGATTTGAAAATTAAAACCTTTCGGATCGAAGGCGATTTAAGGCTGTCGATACCCTTAGTGCAAGCCGCGGTTGCTGAAGGAACGCTCACAGAACTTGAGGGCAAAGCGCAAATACTTGCTCTCAATAAAGAGATAGTGGATGTGGAAAACTTCAACAAAACTTACAACGAAGTGATTCTTAATCCAAGGGAAGCACTGGAGAGTGTAGAGAGTGGTGAAATCAATCTCACGCCAAAAGACAGAAGTTATTTTACAGAGATGGCTAATACTCTGATTGCTAAAGAGGATGCTGCTACTGTCAAAGGGATTCTGGAGCGTTATCGAAACTCAGATGACGCTCGCGAGGACTCTGCCTTCGGAACGCTACCGCCTGAACTTCAACGTCAGATAGTTACAACTCTCGACGAAGGATACAAACAAAGTATAACAACTTTTTATGACCTTAAAACTAGAGTCGAAACCATAGATATTGGAGATCCTGCCGCTCAAACTAAATTTGCTCAGGCTACATTAGACGCAAATTTTTTACCTGATGCCCAACGGGACGAAATAATGCAAATCATAAGAGATAGGCAGGAGAATCCTAACCCTGTTGAAATGAGTGCGGGAGTAAAACAGAGGGCTTTTAAAATCCTTGAAGATCGTGCCAGTAACGGAGCAATTAAAAGATTCAAATATGAATACGATGAGATTGAACAAGGTGTGGAACTTGATGAAGAAGGTAATGAGACAGGGCGATCACAATTATTTGTTTTAGACGAAAATGCACCAGAGGAATTTCGTTTTGGAGAACAGAGGAAATGGTTATTCGATTGGAAAAGAAAAGGATTTATGCCGGTCGGTGATGACTATGAAGGCAAAACATTTAGGAAAATCGAGTTATCTGCGGAACAAGTTTTACTTTTTAAGGGAGAGAATAAAAAAACAGTCTACGAGGATGTTATTGCGAGTGAGGAGATTGATAGGGAATTAGGAAAGCTATATAACGCTTTAGAAGTAAAAATTGATGAAGGAGAAACCCGTAGCTTCCCGGAAGCTATAGAATGGATTGATACGGTGACCGGTAGAAATAAGAAAAAGCAAATTCAAGCTGTTATCGAGAAATCTGCGGATCAATCGCAAATGATAGATGATGAACTTGAAAGAGCAGTAGCTCGCGCAAGCGAACCGTTAATCAGGGCAATTCCGATCAAGTCTACTGAAGATTCCGAACAGAATGAAGATGGGAAGACATTCTACGGCCCGGACGGTGAGATGGAGACTCAAGAGGATACGGTACTGCGGATCGATGGGACGAATGGCACGATGATTATCCCCGGATACAATGAAAGTGTTGAGGTAGAGAATTCATTGTTCCCCATAGGAAAAAGGCCAAAAAACTAGTCTGATAAATCATCTGAGAAAACTCGATAATGGCTGAACCACTGCAACAGGGAAACGCGAATCAGATAACTCCTGATGAGGTTAAGAAGATAACTCGTCAAGCGATTGAGCAGCAAAATAAGAGGCAATCTCAGATACGCTCATACTTCACTGATCCTCAACACGGTCTTTCACAGGAAGACAATGCTAGAATTGATCAGATTACTCGACTTAATCCTGAAGAAAAACTAGGATATTTTAATGCCGAACTACTATCAAACGCGACTGGTTTGACGTTAGATAAAGTTTTATTACAACAACGTGAGTTACAAGAAGCATACTCTGAAAAGTATTTTGGTGAGGCTATCGAATCAGAAACTGATTTCTTCAATCGAGTCCGGGAAAATTTTCAGTTGGAAGAAAAAGCTGCTGCTGCTGCACAAAGAAGCGCACTATCTACGACAGATTCGGTGACTTCTAGGGCAAAGTTTTTGGACGAAAACAAGGATGACCCAGTCTTTCAGGGCAGCAAGGATAGGATTCTGAAATTCTACGATGATAACTTTGATGCATCGTCTGCTGACTTAGGTGAGTATCGTCCACTAATTCAGACAGCAGCGCAAATGCTCACAGATCACATGGGTGTCACGGACGGTGACATGGGTGACTTTGAGGATGAGGATTTCGTCAGAATGATAATGGAGGTTGACGAAGATAAACGCATGAGCGTTCTCGCAGCAATCGGAGAAGCTGCTGGGGAGGGTGAGGATAAAAACATTTTTCAGGCAATGTCCGAGCGTTTCGGTCGAAGCATTGGCTTGATGCTCGATGATGTTGACTTTGCGAGGCGATTACAGGACATCGAACGTGCCGAGAAGTTGGCTATGGCAAACCTTGTTCAAGTTGAAGAATTTCCACCGGAACTTGGATTTGAGGTAGCTCCGTTTATTCGTGAAAGATATATTACTGAGGAGCAACTCGATGCAAAGGTTCCGATGCCGGGAACTGAGGAGTTTGATGCATTGTCTCCAATGGTTCAGACTACGCTGAATCGTTTGCGTGAGGAGAAAAAATTTATTCGGTTGGCGTTTGACGTAAATAATTTAAAGACACAGGTCATCGATCCAGCCAAGGGTAATAATTTTGTATCTAGAGGTTTGCTTGGAATTTCCTCGTCTCTTCCAGATATGCTGATGATGGCAACCCCGGCGGGAAGAGTGGTGAATTATAAGACATTCCAAAGTCGGTCAGCAATGGATATGCTGCGTGACAATCCTGAAATGTCTGCCACAACTGCTAACCGGTTGGGCGTGATTTCAGGAATAGGGCAGCACTTGCTCAACTATATTCCATTCAAAGTCATTCAGGGTAAAACGCCTTTCCTTGGTGAATTCTTAAAAAGAAATACCATCACAAAGAAGGGGATGGCAGGCAACGTAGCGGCGCGTATTGCAGCAGGAACGCTGCTGGAAACTGGTCAGGAATTTGGGCAAGAGATGACTCCTTGGCTAGTCCAGTCGCTGGCAGCGGCATTAAGTAAAGATGTTCCTGGTGTCAATTGGGAGGAAAAACTTAGTGTTTTTACGTCAGAAGAAAACTTAGAAGAATTGATTCCAACTATCATTCTGATGAACCTTATCGGTGCAGGGGTAGGATCGTGGCGCGACTATGCGCTCAACAGAGGGTTGATGTTCAGCACTGACGTTATGGTCGCGTCCGGGTTGACTGAGGCCGAAGCTCTTGAGGTCGATGCGTTGCAAAAGGAAGGCAAGCTGGATGAGGCGCAAGCGATACTCCGCAAAGGATTAAAGCGTGAGGAAGGCAAAAAAACTAAGACTCCTGAGACTAGGTTAGCTGATGCGCTGAAACTGCAAAAAAAAGAAATTGATAAGAGGAAAGAGGCAATTGAGGAGGGCGAGGAACTTGGTTTCATTCCAAGCACGACGAAAACCCAAAACGGTTGGGCTTTAAATTTTGAAGACGGTAGTCGTTTGGATTTCGAGACATTCGGAGAATTGGAGGCGGCGCAAGAAAAGCATCTCCGAGATAAATACATCTCGATGCATGAAGATACCAGAGCGATTATTTCTCAGGTGCAGAGGGACTTAGATGAAGGGCGCGAGATTCAGTTTGTTTTCTCGCCGGACAGGAGGACGCTGCTTCAAGAGGTCGAGGAAGGCGTGGTCACGCGAGAGGCAGCGTTAAATCGTATAGGTATCGCTCGCCAGCAGGGAGAGCAGGGTGTTCAAGCCGATCTCGAAACGGAATACAAGATCGCGCAAACATCTGCTGATTTGGAAGCGATGAGCGACGATGATCGTTTAGCCAATGCCATAATCTTAGGTAAAAACGTAAGTGACTTTGCCGGTAAAACCAAAAAGACAGTCTCAACTCTGTATCGGGATTCTTCCCCTTTGACAGTCATCGAGGAAAAAAGTGAAGGCGATGCTGCGTTGCTTTTAGAGAATGGTAAACGCGACTGGTTGATTTCTAAAATTCGCGGATACGAGCGGGTTTCAGGCGATAGCGTGTTTCTTACAGGTAAGGCCGACGAGGATCTCACCACCGGAGACATCAAGGAAGCATTCTCTGCTTTGGTGCAATCCTACTTTGTCGGCAAGACCAGGAAGGGTGAAGTGTTTGGAGGAGCGGAGAAAGGTAACTTCCGCAAGCTCGCTGCCGACATGATGCGGTCAGGTCTGGGTTCGACAATGGAGTCCTATGCTCAATTCTTCCGCTCAGTGTGGAGGAGGGCCGCGAAACTAAACAAACTTCGCCGGGAAGGTAAACTTGATGCGGAGTTGGAACAGGAACTGGCGAGATCAGTCGGCATGAGTGATCAGGCTCAGTATGAGGGGGATGTCCTGACTGAAGCGGAGAAATTTAAAACGGAGCTAGAAGAGGGTGGGGTAGAACTGGAGGTGGAAGAAAGCAAGGTTGAGCCTACGGATGATGCTCCGTTTTCTGTTATTACCATGCAGCAAGACGCTGAGTATATGGCAGCAGTCGAGTCCGGTGACGTTGAGACACAGCAGCGTATGGTGGATGAGGCAGCTAAGGCTGCGGGAATTACTTCCCCGGTTCTATCGCATGGAGGTAATTCCACCATCGAAAAGTTTTCCCCAGACGGGCCTATGCGTGGAAGCCTTGGTGTAGCCTACTTTAGCGATTCAGCTAGAGTAGGATTAAGGTATGCCATAGCAGGCGGCCCCGGTGACTTGGATATTTCTACGTCTGATTTGTTAAAGAAAGTGAGGGCGTTCGACCCTAGCCGAAACCCTGTCGTAACAAAAGTCTATCTGAATTACAAAAACCCACTTGATTTTAGGTCATCGAAAGCACCAGAGTTTAGTGACTTAATTAATTTTTTCGGTGTCGATAGGCTCATAGATATTTTATATGAAACTAATATAGCAAGTATTGATAGGCTTCAACTTGAACATGAATTTTCTGGTGGCAAAACTGAGTTTAATGATTGGGTGGAAGAAAACCCCGATAAGCTGATTGAAGAAATGGAGGGGTGGTTTGTCGAATATGACGGCGACTCTCTTAGAGATACTCAGGTTCTCGCCTTTCTTGCTGGAGGAGATGCTTCGCGATTGGATGAGTTTATGGAGAAGGGCGGCTACGACGCAATCATCTATGAGGATGCCGAGGCTGGAGGAAATACATATGTTGCCAGAAAACCCAACCAAATCAAATCCGCAGACCCCATCACCCGTGACGCAGACGGCAACGTGATCCCTCTCAGCCAGAGGTTCGACCAGAGCAGGGACGAGGTTGGTTTTTCTGTTATTCAAAGCACAGAATACCTTCGGAACGATGATCGGTTTGACGATCTTCTGAAAGAAGGCAAGATCAAGCCTGACCAGTCCATTGATAATTTCGTAGGACAGAACATTCTTCTTCACGCTCCTGACAATGCGTTTTCCGGCAAGGTAATATTTGAAGACGGGCAGGAGTTGGAAGGGAAAGGGGGAGTGTTTTATCCGGCACTTTTTGCTGATCTAAACTACTTTTGGGCATCCACCCAAGCAGTTGCTGAAAAAACAGCCAACCACCTAAACGAAATTGGAAGGAAGAACGGAGGTCGAATTCTCATGGGGTTGGTTTCGGCTCCGGTTGGCAAATTGTTTTCTTCTACGACAATGTCGCGGGGAGTTGTCCGATTCTTTGAGGCACTTGCGGATCAACCAAGAAAAACTGGAGTGACGAAGTCGAAACTTAACAGCATGATCGTTAAGGCGAGCAAGGTGTCCATAACTGACGATAAGGGGAAGGTAAACAAATTTAGAGACAACCCGTTAGCGGTTAAGGACGGACTGGCGGCAAACATCGATAGGATGGACGGTCTGCTAGATCCAGAAAATGCCGTCTTTGCTGTTCGCAAAGCGTTCGTTCAATCCCTGATCAAGCAACTGACTGACGAGATTGGAACTGCAAAGGCAAAAGCTGATCCGAAGATTATGAAGCAAGCGCGGTTTGTGGCAGACAAACTCCACGGGGATCACAATCCGTATGCTGCTGCAACATTGGCAAAAGGCGAACTTAGTGTGGCGAATTTGACTCAGGGATTAGGTAACCTATTGACCGAGCCGTTCCTTCGGGATTTCCAAGAAGGCAATCAAAACGGGATGATCTATGCAGTGATTGAGGCGCAGGGAGAGGTAGAGGCGATTGAATCAGATCACCATGAAAGCTACCCGTTCGCAATTGTTCCGAAGAACCGTGAAAGCAAAGTGGTTCTTCATACGATGAAAGAGGCGTTTGACTGGCAAAAGGTGGTTGGGCATGAAACTTCTGGTTTCGGGGATGTGGAACTGATTGATCCAAAGACTAAAAAGCCATATACGAAGTCGTTTGAAAAGGCGCGAAAAAACCTTTTTCCAACTTCTGGTATGTCTTCGACCACATTGAAGGTAATGCCTGGATCGGAAACGAGAGAATCAGGGAAGCAACTTTCCTTCTCCGTCATCGAAAACGCAGAGGAACGTATCGCGGATATGTTCTCGCCGTTCCAGCGATCACCGGTTCTGAGGCATGAGGTTGGGGCGAGAGCGCACAAGAAGATCCTAGACCTGTATGCTAAATTTCGTCCCGTATTTGAGGCAAACCGGACTCCCAAAGAAATCAACGAAGCAGCCCGGAAAGTTGAGGAAGAGAAACTGTCAGAGCTACTGGAGGGGATATCTCCCGCGACTGTTGGCGCACTGGAACTCAGCGACAGTCTTGATGATACGGCTCAACGTCCTATTCTAGCAGAACTGACAACTTACCGGACTATCACTAGGAAGGACGGCATACAGGTGAGGATGCCTGGTGGTTCGATCATGGGCAAGACTCGCGCTAAGGCAGAGGGGAGAAGCACTGCTGAATACAATGATATGCCTGAAGGTTTGCCATCTTATGTGTTTGGCGGGAATCTGTCCCCGGATCAGGCAGCAAAAATTGCTGGCTTCGATGACGTAGCAGAATTCTTCTCTGCTCTAGATTCGGAGATTAAGAGTTTTAATGATCAGAAGGAAGCTGCTGCTGCGGCGAGACGCGAGGTGGCTGGGATGTCGAGGGAAGCGAGGGAAGCTGGGCAGGCAAGGAAAGCAGAACTGCTCAAGGAAAAGAAGACCGTTGGCAGCGATAAGAAAACTTTATTAGGCGCACTGCGAATGCTCGACGCTGTTGTCAGCTCGCTGCCGATGGAGATCCGGGGGAAGGTCGGTGGTGTCACTGCCATCGCAAAGAGATCATCGCCAGAGGCAATGTTGAAGGAGATCGAGCGGCGCGTGAAACGTGCTGACCAAGAACTGGAATACTATTTGTATAAAGAAGCTGATGCCGCTCTCGATGATCCGAAAAATGGAATACTGGCGAGGATACAAAAAACTAAAGTTACCGAAGCTGGCAAGAAGTATAAAGGCCGTCTGGGTCAAAGTTTCTATACACTGGTAGACGCTGCGAAAGAGGCTAGGAATTTGCTTACATTGGAGCAGGGGGAAGCAGAGGCACAAAAAGCAGAGATCGACATTGCTAGTATTGAGGAAATTAATTTCGATACGTTGAGCGAGGAAAAAAAACAGCAACTAATGGAGGACAGTGTCCGAGCTGGTCTGCTGGCTGAAATCTACCGGGCCTTCGCCGGTTGGAGAGATCGAGACGCTACGCAACGGCATGACGCTGTTAAGATGCTCAACGATCTCTACAACGGTGCATGGATCAATGCGCTTGAGAGTGAAGCTGAAAAACGAGAGCGGTATGAAGCATTGCGTGGTGAGGCAATAGATTCAACCAATGCCGATAGTTCAGCGAAGTCGCGCAAGAAGAAAAAGAATGAGGTGAAAGGCAAACGAAAAGGGATTCTAGGATTTCAGCCTTGGGACTTTGTTGTTTCTTACCTATTCGGAGAAGATTCGGAAATAGCGATCTATCTTGCTGATGGGCAGAGAAAAGCCGAAAACGATTTAACGGACGCAATGCAAGCCATCTACGATGACTTCGAAGCCTATGTTAAAGAGAACATCGAATCTGATGATGTGAAGTCAGCTAAAATTTTGACCAAGTTGGATGAGCCAACAATAGAAACTGACGAAGGAATTTACTCTGAATTGGATGCTGTTGACATTCTTCTGACATGGGATCAAGAGGACGGGCGGCGGCACATGGAGGGCCACAAGGATGAGGAGACTGGCAAACCTAACGGCGATTGGCATTACGGCGAAGAGTTCGTAAAACAAATCGAAAAGGGTTTGAGTGATACCGGTAGGATGATTTTATCTTTCTTGCAGAGCAGATATTCGCAGGAATACGACAGGTTGAATAAGCTCTACAGGAAACAGAACGGGGTAGATATGCCGAAGAACAAGTTCTACGCTCCGATTTCTGTAATCCCTATTCAGTCAAGTGAGGGAGATAATACCGATCCTACAACCGGAATGCAGTTGTCCAGAAACAATACTCCTGGTGCATTAAGAACAAGAGGTGGTTTTATTGCGGAACCTGACTTCCAAAACGGTCTTGAAAAATACTTCTCACACAAGCGTCAGATGGAACACTGGTTGGCCTTCTCTGAATTTTCACAGGAGGCGAATGCGGTTCTTGGCAACAGAAAGGTTAGAAATGCAATTTCTGCAAAGGCCGGTCAGGAGTCAATCAACACGATAGTGGAGTGGACTACCATGTTTACCGAGGGCGGGGTGCGAGCGGCAGGCGTTCATTTAGGCTTCAATAAGTTTATACGCGAAGTGGGTGGAAACTTTGCGATCATGGCCCTATGGGGCAGGCTCGGAACAATTGCAATTCAGGTGACTCAGCTTGCTGCCGGGAATGTTGTGATGTCATCGTATCAATATAATACTCGCTTATTCAAGCTGTTCGCTGGTCAACTCGGTTGGGGAGTTGCAATGAATTCAGACTACATCAAACGGCGACTAAGAGAGCAGCCAGTGATGGTTCGTGAGTTGATGAATGATTTAGGCAAAAGCAAGCCAACGAAAGTTAAATTTAATGCACAAAAAGTTGGAAAGTTAATCGGTGGTGCTGATGCGCTTTTCACTGCGGGAACTTTTGCAATTGTTTATGATCATCGCCTACAAAAAGCCTTGGAAAGAGGATTAGAGAGGGGCGAAGCGGAGGCGTTTGCGTTAAACGAGGCCGAGCGGGTAACGGATCGATTAGCACAACCCACAAGATCAGGCGCACGTTCGATAATTGAAAACACTACGGTTAATCCATTAGCAAAAATCTCGTGGGTATTCGGCAGTGAAGCACGAAAGAATATTTCGCTTATGATTCAGGCTAAATTGCAAAATGGAGTTTGGTCTAAAGAGATGGGGAGGGCGACGATGTTCGCTATCGTTGCGAACGCATTAATAGCTGCCATCATACGAAATTCATGGCGCGATCTCAGAGATGATGAGGATGATGAAATCTTCGACCCGAAACATTGGCGAATGAAAAAAATTATCGCGTCTGTTCTAACCGATTGGATGTATGGGGTTCCGGTTTTAGGTGAAGAGGTGCAAAACGCGGTTCTGGCACTTTTGGGTGAAACACAGCCGCAAGGGACTGCATTCTCTGCAATCCCAAAGGCAGCCTACGCTGTTAAGAATCTTCATAAGATTGAGGACGTTGATGATCTTATGCGGTCAACAGAAACGATTATGACCGCACTTGGATTGTTCAATGACCAAACTGCGGCAGCAGCGGTTTTCATGCATCCGATGAGAGACGGCGTTGATATAATAACAAATTTAATAGATAACTAGGTTTCAGGAACTACACTAATAATATGATCACCACTGAAAATTCAGCAGTTTCCTACAGTGGAAACAATTCAACCGAGCAGGTTTATACAATTCCGTTTCCGTTTTTGGAAGCGAGTCACGTCAAGTGTGAGGTGACCGATAGCGGCGGGACAATCACTACGCTCACGGATTTTTCTATCGTCGCTACCAAAGATGGCGAAGGCCGTAACGTGACCGGGGAAGCTCTAACCAGCACTGCAATTCCTACGAGTTCAACGATCCGTTTCTTCCGCGAAACTCCTGCAATCCAGACGCTGGACTTGGTAGCGGGTGGTTCTCTCCCAGCCGAAGCAGCGGAGACTGCCTTCGATCGGGCGACAATGATCGCTCAGGAGGCTCGCCGGGATTCTGTTTACTCAGGCACAAGTAACATCACGGCATCGGAAACCGGGCTTGTTTCACAAGTTTCGGCAGGATCTTTTGTGGGTCGAACAATTTCACCGGAAGCAAGCTCGCCTATAGCGATTACAAATGGTGATGGCGTTGACGGCAATCCTACCATCGGACTTAGTGAATCTTCGCTCGCTACTGCCAGCACATTGGCTGATGCTGATACATTTCTGGTCAGTGTCGGCGGTGCGTGGAAGAAGGCTAGCAAATCCACACTTGAGGATTCGCTAGTCCAAACTCATTACGGAACTTTCAATGTTCGTGCAGGCGATTTGATTCCAGATACAACTTCAGGCCCGGACGTAGGGGCGCACACCGGAGGGACTATTGATGAGGTCGTTGCCCGGTTCCAAGGCTCTCAAGATGAATCTGCCTATCATCGGTTTCTTCTGCCCGGAGACTACAATGGCGGCATTTTGAAACTGAAATTGATTTATTTCGCTTTAACGAGCGGGACGGCATTCGATTGGAAATTCAAGGTCAATGCTGACTGGCCCGGAAGCAATTATTCGGGAGAGGGCAGCGGCGACTATAATCCTGAATTCGATGGAACCGTGACTGAATATTCGCTCGACGCTACGCCAGCTACGATTGCTGTTGAAGGCGAGACGAGTTACGGTGCGGTTTCCGTCTCCGATCCAGTTTCGATTGGATCTGGATACAGTGCTGGTGCGCCAATGATGTTGAAAATTTCGAGGGATTATTCATCCGGGATGCCAACGGCTATCGTCTTAGGTATGCAGATTCAATACCCGTTCCAATCGCAGCTAACGGCTTGGACTTAATAAACTTGATTTTTATAAGGTTTCAGGAGACGCTTACTTTTAACATTGCCTCAATTATGAATCGACAAAAAACACTAGGAATCATCCGTCACTTGCTTACCTTCGGAGCGGGAATCGCTACGGCGCGTGGGTATGTGCAGGAGGATATTGCACAAGAGATCATCGGTGGCCTTGTTCTGCTCATCGGAACTATCTGGTCGATATTTGCACCAGAAAAGTCAGCATGACACTGTTTAGAGCGGTCGCTGCTTTTTTTAATGCGGCGACCGCTTTACTCAAAGTTTTGCCGATCATTGAGATTCGCAAGATCGAGCGGCAGATAGAGGATTATGAGGATGAAATGCATCGCCTTGCTTTGTCTGGTTCTCCTGCTGCCAAGCTGCGAATCGAGACGATTGCAAAACGCAAACAACGAGCGAGTGAACAGGTCGGCTTTATACGATCCTCCCACGGTGACTCTGATACCGGGTAAAACCTACCAATTTGAGGAAGGTGTTCTCACAGGGGACAATCAACGGTTTCACAGTGAGTATAGTTATTTAAGAGCCTTAATCATCGGCAGTAAATGATCGATTGGGAAAATCTTGAGCAATCTGATGCGGTCGTCATCCAGCATGGCCTAAAGGCTCTTGGTTTCTACGATGGCACTACGCGAGGACTTCCGGGGCCGATCACTAAAGCGGCGTATCAAAACTACTTGCAGACCGTAAAAGCTCAATCAAATCCGGCTACTGGAAGTGAACGGAATCCTCTTACCAGTGAGCTAATCGACATCCTCGTTTCTGAAACCGGTGTCCGCGAGATACCGCTCAACAGCAATCGCGGCCCAGATGTTGAGAAATACCAGGCATCAACTTGGCTGGACGGTTCTGGTTGGCCTTGGTGCGCGGCATTCATTTGCTGGGGGATTCAACAGCTTGATACTAAATATGATCTTCCATTTGAGCGTCCGCAAACTGCTGGTGCATGGGATTTTGAGCGATGGGCGAGGACTGAGAACCTAAAACTGTTCAAGCCGAAAGAGAAAATTCTAGCTGGAGACATTCTTGTCTACACGTTTTCCCATATCGGTTTGGCAATTGACGATGAGTTGAACGGCTTTGTAAACACGGTCGAGGGGAATACCAACATCGGTGGATCGCGTGAGGGCGGTGGAGTTTACGCGCAGAAGCGAAAACTCTCTCTGGTTCGCTCGCACATTCGATTGTTTTAAGGGAGAAAAGGGGGGGGATGGAAAAAGACGCTTTTTATTATAGTTCGCTTCTGGACTACGCATCGACCGATACGCAAAAGTCGGTGTTAAAATTACTCAGCGATAACGGTGGTAAGATCCGCAAAGCAAGCCGCGTTCTCAATAGACATCATTCGTCTTTGGTAAAAACAATCCAACGGATCGAGGCAAACGCTGCTCGTCGAGGTTGGTCGCCTGCCCACAATGTAACCAGCCCATGTCCTCCCGGCTACCATCTGAAAGGCACGTCAACGCTTTTAGGAGAGGACGGTGAAGTTAAGCAACAGTGGGTCAAAACGGATGCCGACAAGGGTGCTGAGTTAGAGATTGCCAAACAAATTTACGAGGATTTATCGAAAGATGTAAAACGTCTCCCGGCAATTCGGAAACCGATAAAGTGCGATGAGGAGCTATTGAATTTTTATGTATTGACCGATTGCCACATCGGGATGCTGGCTTGGCACGAAGAGGGTGATCGAGATTGGGATTTAAAAATCGCAGAGGACGTGGTTATCGATGCGTTCAGGTCGATGGTGCAACAGAGTCCTAAAGCTAAACGCTGCGTCATAGCCCAGTTGGGGGATCTCCTTCATTGGGATTCTCTCCTCCCGGTCACGCCTGCCAGTGGCCATGTGCTGGACGGAGACGGGCGTTACGCGAAGGTAGTAGGAATAGCAGTCAAGATCATCAGGACGGTCATAGACGACGCTCTGAAGAAGCATGAGAGCGTTCATGCGGTCATGGCTACCGGGAACCATGATTCGTCTGGTTCGATCTGGTTGAGGCAACTGCTCGCTGCTCTTTACGAAAATGAGCCGAGAGTCACAGTCGATCTCAGCCCGAAGCCTTTCTATTCGCATCAACATGGATCAACGATGCTCGCAATGCATCACGGTCATATGGTGAAGCCTCCGTCCTTGCCCGGATTGTTTGCTGCGACCGAATCGGAGATGTGGGGTAAAACGAAATACAGATACGCTCACATTGGTCATCGCCACACTTCAAAACTGATGGAGAGCGAGGTCGGAGGTATGCACGTTATAGAGCATCCAACGCTGGCGGCGAGAGATGCCTATGCATCGCATCACGGTTACTTCTCAAACTCAGGGGCGAGAGCGACTACCTACCATAGCGAACACGGCGAGTGTGGCAGCGTTGTGGTCAGACCAAAATTTTAGTCATGGAAAATAAAACAGCGAAACTTCTGAAACGGTTCCGATTGAGCAAGGTCAATAAACCGAAACGAACACCTGGTCATCCTAAGAAAAGCCACATGGTATTAGCGTCCGAGGGTGGGAAAACGAAACTCATCCGGTTTGGGGAGCAGGGTGCTAAAACTGCCGGGAAACCGAAGGCTGGGGAATCTCAAGCGATGAAGAACAAGCGTAGGAGCTTCAAGGCGCGTCACGGTAGGAATATCAAGAAGGGGAAGATGTCGGCGGCTTATTGGGCCTCGAAAACTAAGTGGTGATGCCTGATCGGTTAGAGGGATACGGTTATTACGAGGCAGATCAAAGTGGGGGTTCTGGCAAGTGGATCTCTGCCCAGCAACATTTCGAGGAAGAACTGCTCGCTGCTATTATGATTCTTTTGGAGGCCAGTGAAAGCACTGAATCTTCAACAATTGCGACTTAACCGCTTTTTTCGTGGGGTTTAGCGCAATCGTATTTATTGAATAAAATTTCTTTTTTATTCAACAAATCGACGCAAGTGCCAGATCCTTGATGCCAGTGCGAAGCTGCTGGTTTTTTCGCAACTTGGTCTTCACTAGCAACGCTTCATCGCTAGTCAGCTTCACCGTGACGGATTTCGGATAGACTGTGCGAGAGAGGTTGACCGAGTTAATGTCGGCTCCAATGGTCTTTAAGGCACGTAGTTGATCACTGCTGACGTTGTCTCGATACCATTTCCGGCGAAGTTCAAGACGCTCTGAATCAGTGAACTGGTCGAGCGCGAGGATGCGGATTGTGGGGCCAACACGCTTGCCTATTCGCTTTGCTGCCTTTCTAAACAGATCAAACTCATCCGGGGTCACCGCTACAGAGATTTCAATATCTCTTGGCACGTTGGTCGAGCGATAATACTCAATCTTTTTATCGCGGAGACGAGGATGAGCTTCCTGCTTGCGCTGAAGCTCTTCCAGCCTGAAATCTTTGTCGCGAGCATAGTTTTCACGATACCATCGCCTGCGATACGCTTTCTGCTCTTCGGGATCGGAATACGGCGGCATATCACCAAGCGTTATTGATTTCGTCATCGGCTGGAATCAGATGACCGTAGTGCTGTTCAAACACGATTATCGAATGGCCTAGCCATTTGGCAACCTTATAAGGACTCGTTCCGGCTGAAGCATGGAGACTTCCGAATGATCTGCGAAGATCGTGGAACGTGCATTCAACGCCAGCTTTCTCCCGGAGAGAATTGAACGCCTTGCGGAAATCCCATCTGTATCGGCCTACGTTCCTCGCGCTTGGTCGCACCAGGTATGGCTGCGGGATCTCGATTGACTCTAGGAAATCAGCAAACTCATCCGTGATCGGAATCGTTCTATCCCGGCCATTCTTTGGACTCCAATCTATATTTCCTTTAACGTGCAGCAGTTTTGATTTGAGGTCGATCCAGTCAGGAGTCGCATGGAGACATTCATTTTTCCTCAATCCAGCTTGCAGTCCGAGAAAGACGAGCATCGACATATCTCTGTCGCCTTTTGCAGTTTCGATCAAGGAACGCGCCTGCTCCCGGTTGAGAAAATTGTATCGAGGACGTTTGACCTGTTTCTTCCGAGGGATCTCCAGACAGGGATCGACCATAATATGGCCGTTCGCAGTCAACCAGCGGGTAAAACGAGAGAGGATAGCAAGCTGCTGGATCGCTGTATTCTCATTCGCGTAAAGCGACAACCATCGCTTGATACTCTGGACAGTAATTTGTGTCGGGTGGTGGATCTTAAAATCGCGGCAGAAGGCAGTTATTCTAATGCCTTGATCGACGGCCCATCCTTCAGTCTGATACTTTTCGACAATGCAATGCTTCCGATATTGATTGATCAAGTCAGTGACGTAACTTTCACCATTGATATAGGGGAGGGGATTGGCGAGAATTTTGTGAGCAATTTCGATTGCTTCGATCTCGTCGTTTGTTCCGAGAGAGACGCGATGCTGCTTGCGGTTCGCCGTAAAGCGAAACCAGAACGTTTGCCTTCGTTTGTAGATGCCTTTCACAGTGTGCTAAAAACGTGTGCTAAAGTGGGCAAAATTAGCACAAATTGCAATACCTGATTCAGCAAGATCCTTTATTTTATACGGGTTTCAGGGCCGCTCGCGGTTATGCCATGCAGATGCTCTACCAACTGAGCTAATGCCCCTTTTGCTTATTCTATAAAGGTTTGAAGATTTTCACTTTTAACCGTGTGCTAGAAATTGTGTGCTAATTAATTCCTACTAATTAGGTCAAGAATCTCTTGTGCTGTTTCTTGCGGACTCTTCTTACGGCTCTCAACGATCTTAATGAATTTACTTCCGAGATCGATCAGATCCTGATCGGTGAGTTTATTTGACTTGAAGCGGTCACATTCGCAGGCGTAGAGGTCAAGCGAAACCATCAAATTATTCAGCAGTGGATCTTCTCTCGCCAGTCGGCTTAGTCGCATCGCTGACTCCGTTGGCCGGTTGGATTCCAGAAGCTCGACAAACTCCAAATCGAGCAATTTTGAAAGAACTTTGGTCTGATCGTCTGTCAGAGAGCGCAATCCACCGCTATTGAGAGGACGAGTGAGATAAGTAGCCCAAGGTTGACTAAGACCAACCGATTCAGCAATTCGTTTTTTGCTCAATCCCTTAGCCTTAATAGCATGGGAGATAAGTCCTTTCATATTATCCGTCAGTTTGATTCCCATAATGCAATCGAGAGTGTTACGCAATTGTATACGTTATTTGCTCAAAACGGTAGCCAAACTTGTGTCTTTTCTGTTTACAAAACTTAAATTAAGGATAAATAAATATATGGACACTAAACCCATCAGAGTCGGTATTGCTACGCATAGCCGACTTTCATCAAACGCGCAGAAGAGCGCAAGGTCGTTGCAGGAGTTAGCTAATATGCTCCTCAACTACTCATTAACCAAGCTGGAAAAAGATGAGCTAGAACTCGTCGATCCACAAATTAAAGAGCAAAAGAAAGGTAAAGTATGATTGATAGTCAGGCAAAAAAAATTGGGGAATTGCTGCTTGCTGGCGGCAAAATCACTAGTCTGTATGCGTTCCGGGAATTCAACTGTTCCCGGTTAGCGGCCCGAATCCATGATCTTAAAAGCATGGGATTCGACATTGATAAGGAGATGATCAAGACGCAATCAGGGAAACTGGTCGCCGAATATAGCCTCAATCAATGATCACAAGTGTTTTAAAATGCTCCTGCGGCGAGATGCTTTGGGCGAAAATTCTTGGTTCAGATCCAAGTATTGATTTAGCTCTAGGTAACAGTCCACAAACGGTGACGTTTGAGATCGAGCCTTGCGAAATTTGCCAGCAGAAAGCGCAAGAGGCAGGATACAATCTTGCCCGGAATGATGAGCTTGCTCCGATCCTGATCGATGCGCTGGAGCGTTTGGTGAAGTCGAATGGTTTCGACCAGGTTCAACACGCTGAGAAGGTTCTAACAGCAGTGAAAGGATTGCCAGATGCGTAGTCTTCAACCAATTCAAGGCACTTACGAGATGTATCTCGTTGGCGGCGAAAATGACGGCGAAAGCGTTGAGTTTGAATACGACCGTTGCGAGCAGGGTTTCCTCAAGATCACAGACTTGAGGTTTCAGGAGACGCAAAGTAAATGCGAACTGACTGACGATATTGCTGATCGCATTGAGGATTACCTACGCGAGATATGAGAACAATAACCCGGCAGACCATGACGCAGACCGAGCTATTCGCTGGTCTAACGAGACAGATCGCAGAGGACGCGATCGCAGCAGGCTGGATCAAGCCGTGTTGCCAGAAGGTTCCAGAGCGGGGCCGCACAAAAAAAATCTATTCGGTGCGCGATTTTAGACAAGTCGAGCAGCGGATTCTTAACGGGGAATACCCCCAAACCAAGTAACAGACATGATAATAGAATCGAATAATATTCCACCGGGATTGACCGGCGGTGTGATGAAGCTGCTATGCTTCATCAGCGAAAACGCAGGAAGCAATTGCCACGCAATCGCCGAGGCTCTCAATGTAACTCCAAGTAACATCACTTCGGTGATGGACACGGCTGAAAGATGTCATCTGGCAGTTAGAGTCAGAAAACCGGGCGACAGGAGAATGTATTCCTGCCAGCTAACTGACATCGGAATCGGCATCGTGGATCAACTGAAACCACAGGAGGATTCCGAATGAGCGACATAGATGACGATTATGCTGCCTACCGCGATCAAAATCATCCGCGTCATGCGACGGTGGTGGAGTTCGTTGATGAAATGATGGAAGCAGAAATGAAAGCAGCGAATTCAGGTGATCAGGATGACCGTTTTATTACAGAACAAAAGGTTCGGAACTTCATGATGGACAAAGGCATTTCACCAGTGAGAGCGCATGAGTTAGTCAAAGCGATCATCGACGGCGAGTGCAAACAAATTCAAATCAATTATTCAGATGACAACAGCAATAGAAAAGACAAGTGACCAGAAGCGCAGTGCGCTGGTGGTCATGGCAAACAAATTCCAAGTGGAGCCGAAGCAACTTCTCTCGACTCTCAAGGACACCGCCTTCCGGGGTGCAACTGATTCGCAGATGATGGCACTTTGCGTGGTGGCTAACGAATACAAATTAAATCCGTTCACAAAGGAAATCTATGCCTTCCCGGACAAAAAGGGTGGCGGGATCGTCCCGGTTATATCGTGCGATGGATGGTATCGAATCGCAAATGATCACGATCAGTTTGACGGGTGCGAACTAATCGAGAACTGCGAGGATGGAAGGCACGTTTCAACGACCTGCCGCATCTTCCGAAAGGATCGCTCTCATCCTGTAGAGATCACTGAATTCCTTGATGAGTGCAAACGCAACTCAGATCCTTGGAACAAGCAACCGAAGCGTATGCTTAGACATCGAGCCTTCATTCAGTGCGCTCGCGTGGCATTCGGCATGAGCGTTGCAGATCCAGAGGATGCGGAGCGCATGGCCGAATATCAGAAGGGTGAGCCGGTGAAAGCGAATGGCAATCCTTTTAAACAGGAAGAACCGCTCGCTGCTGCTTCGGTAGAGATTGAGCCAGCAGAGATTGAAGAGCCAGCAGAAACAGGAGACGGGCCTGACGGAGACTTCAATTGGGAAATCAATCTAGAGGAGGCGAAATGAGCGAATTCAATCAATGCACCCTTTTTGATTGCGAGCAACGCAGTGATGAGTGGTTCGATCTGCGAAAGGGGATTCTAACCGCTTCTGAATTCGGGCCTTGGTTGCTCAAGGATTCGGACAAAAGAAGCCGGGACGCTAGAGAGAAGGCGATCTGCAAACTTGTCGCGCAGGCAGCCGGGGGATGGGAGCCTTCAGTATTTGAGAATGAGGCGATGAAGCGAGGGACGCTGATGGAGCCTGACGCTGTTGCAGCGTTTGAGAGATGGAGCCATAAAAAGATTACCGATGTCGGTTTCTGCCGGTCGAACCACGGTAAGTTTGGATGTTCCCCGGACGGTCTGCTCAAAGGCGAGAATTCTGGTTTCGAGGGCAAGGTTCCGATCTCCAGCACCCATGTTCTATACCGAAGGGCAGGAGTCCTGCCCGAAGTGTATAAGTATCAGGTGCATGGCAGCATGGCCGTTACTGGCGCGGAGTCTTGGTGGTTTCAAAGCTACGAGCCGAGACTGGCATCGTTCCGAATCAAGGTGGTGCGCGATTCATTCACTGATGAGCTATTCGATGCACTATGCGAATTCTCAAGGCAATTGGATCAAGCCATTGCTGAAGAATCGCAGGCGTGGGAACTCGAAAATAAGGTTTCAGCCGATGCAGCGTAATCCATTATCACCGTCAGAACACGTTGAGCAGCGACAGCTAGTTCGCTGGGCAACGGTGTTTGCGAAGAAATACCCGGCACTGGATTTGTTGTTTGCGATTCCGAATGGAGGGAATCGAAATGTCATCACCGGGAAGCTACTCAAAGCCGAAGGTGTCAAGGCCGGTGTGCCGGATCTCTGCTTACCCGTTCCCAGCGGAGATCATCACGGCTTGTTCATCGAACTGAAGCGTGAGTCTGCCCGTCCAAAACGGGCAGGCAAGGGTGGCGTATCGACCGCCCAGCGATGGTGGCTGGACAGTTTATCTAAACAAGGTTTCCGAACCGAAGTCTGTTACGGGGCCAAACACGCAATCGAAATCATTGAACACTATCTAGGGGAGGGCGATGAATGAGTTGGCTTTATTCGCGGGTGCTGGCGGAGGAATACTCGGAGGGCATCTCCTTGGATGGCGCACAGTGTGCGCTGTGGAATGGAACGCCTACGCAGCTTCCGTCCTGGTGCAACGACAGAACGATAAGCAACTGCCAGCTTTCCCAATCTGGGATGACGTTCAAACCTTTGACGGCAAGCCATGGCGAGGACGTGTTGATGTCGTATCTGGAGGCTTTCCCTGCCAAGACATCAGTTGCGCCGGCAAAGGTGCAGGCATCGAAGGAGAGCGATCTTCCATGTGGACGCACATGGCGCGAATCATTGGAGAAGTTCGACCTCAACACGCATACGTGGAAAACTCACCAATGCTTGTGGGACGAGGACTTACAACCGTCCTCAGTGATCTTGCCGAAATGGGGTATGATGCAAAATGGGGAATTGTGGGAGCGCATCACGTCGGCGCTCCCCACAAGCGCGACAGAATCTGGATTGCTGCCTACGCCTCGAGCAACTGACGGTGACAAAGGCAGCAGAACTAAAACAGGTGCTGAAAAAGAGTATGCGCGTGGCAAAAACAAGGATTTGGGAATGTTTGTCGCTATGTGGCCTACGCCGCGAGCGCAAGAGGCTAAACACGGCAAGCCAACCGATTGGGAGATGCAAACTGACCATGAAGGAACAAAGTTCTCACTGCGTGTGCAGGTGGCAAAGCGCGAACAAAAATGGCCTACGCCAAAATCATCAGAATATAAAGGTGCTGCACTAGATCGCATACCCGGCACCGATAAATACAGAGGGAATCTTTGTGAAAAAGCAGAGTTGGAAACAGGCGCACCTCAACTCGAAAACGGCAAAGTTATGAGACTCAATCCCGATTGGGTTGAATGGCTTATGGGGTGGCCCGTTGGGTGGACTAGTATGGAGAAGATTACTGAGCTGGACTGGCGAGATTGGTCGGTTGATCCAGCCAACACTGGCTCAGTGCCACGAGTCACCGGAGGCACAAAACATCGAGTAGGTAGGTTGAAGGCCATCGGCAATGGGCAATGCCCCCAAGCAGCGGCTTTAGCATGGACAATTTTAACAGAAGGAAAATCAATAGAATTATGAGTAATCAAGAAACAGACAAATGGTTGATCGAGTGGAGTCAAAGGCAAGCGCACTTCCACATCGGATTAGCGCAAGATCGGCAGAATTCCAACGGAGGAGAATGGAGAACCATTGGAAGTGTGACCGGCGAATACGACGATGCTTCACGATGGGCCTATCAATGGCTACAAAGAAATACGGAAGCGAAGAAGGCATATCAGAACCGGATCGGATCGAAATAATGTATACAAAACTATTCAACTCAATCGTCACTTCCACCGTCTGGCAGGAGTCCAGCGACATTCGCGTGGTATGGGTAACGCTGCTCGCCTTAGCCGATAAAAACGGGGAAGTGCAGGCATCTATACCAGGATTAGCCAATCTCGCCAATGTAAGCATCCCTGACTGCGAGGAAGCTCTGGCCGCTCTCTCAGCACCAGATGAGTATAGTCGCACACCAGACAACGAGGGGAGACGAATACAGGCCATCAACGGAGGCTGGGAACTGCTGAATCACGGGACATACCGGGATAAGGCAACTGACGCTGACCGGAGAGAGCAGGCTCGACTGCGAAAACAACGTCAACGGGATCGGCAAAAACAGGATGGTGGTCACGCAAATGTCACGAATAGTCACGCTGATGTCACAAATAGTCACGATTTGCGTGACGATGTCACGCCAGTGTCACGCCAGAATTCACAAGCAGAAGCAGAAGCAGAAGCAGATAAATATAAAAGCCCTGGGGTTCCTGCTGCAAATAAGCAGGCAGCAACTCCAGTTTCTTCATCTCAAGGGATTTACTTGGGTATCGCTGAAGCAATGGGAATCCCGTCAGAGTTCGCCGTGGCATTATCTGCCGATGTCGATCTCCGAGGTGGTTGCGATGTGAAAGGTAGAAAGATCAACTCTCCCGGCGCATTCCTCCGTGAGTGCTGGATGCGCGAACAGAAGCGTCAGGAATCGGTGCAATTAGCTGCTCCGTCATCGAAACCGGTTCCCGGCAGAGCTAGGGAAGTCTGGATGGTGGAAAAGGATTTGTTGCGCGTCAAAGCTGAAATCAAGGCGATACAAGAGCAAAAGGAAAATCGTAACGCTGCTGCTGGATTCACCGAGGACGTAGATCAGCACCGTGACCGGCTACAGGGCCAATGGTTGCAATATGTCGCCGAGGCCCGTGAGGAATTCGCTACGACCGAGGCAACACAAGAGGATTGGGCAAGGTTTCAGGAAACGCTTGATTCCGAACGAGAAACGATGTCTAATAATCGTGCTGCCCTAGATGCAGTCAATTCGGATGAGTATCAATGCACCAAACTGGCTGAAATGTTCCCGGACGATGTCGCAACTTTCGACCGCTGGGCAAAGGAAACCGGGAATGCTTGGAGAGATCCCAAACGACTGACCGAGGAAGCGATGAACCAGATAAAAAGCCTCAAGGAGAACATTCGTTTATTTGAAAACGAGCGAAGCAAATTACTCACACAGCAATGAAACTAGGACTGTATCACAACATTCACGCCAAGCGTAAACGCATCGCGGCTGGTTCCGGGGAGCGAATGCGAAAGCCCGGATCGAAAGGTGCGCCTACCGCGAAGGCGTTTAAGGACTCTGAGAAAACCGCAAAAAAGAAAAGGAAGTAATCATGCCCTACGGAAAAGGAACCTATGGCTCGAAAGTGGGCCGTCCACCTAAGAAAAAGACAACGCGCACGATCATGCGTAAGACCAAGACAGCCAAGTCTGGTTACAAGAAGTGATGCCGCTCAATCCTAAACAGGAGAAATTCTGCCAGCTTTACCATCAGACCGGGAACGCCAGTCAATCTTACAAGGATGCTGGGTATTCTGCTAAGACTGACGGTAGCGCAAGGACTGGAGCATCAACCTTATTAACAAACCCTAACATCGAGGAGCGTTTGGCAACTATTGCGGCAGAAACTGCCAAGGAGGTGTCTGTAAGCCGCTCTGAGATGCTTGGGCTGTTTTTGGATATAGCAACGGCAGAAGGGATCGAGGAGACGCGAGATCGCATCTCAGCGGGTAAAGAGATCAATCGAATGTGCGGATATTATGAGCCTGACAAAGTCGAGGTTTCAGGAGAAGCAGACTTGCTGGGCCTGATGCGCGAACTGACCGGGGCCAAGGACATTTCGTCAGAATGATTGTCATGCCGTCAAACAATACCGGTTTCGAGGCTGGATTACTTGCGGGACGATTCAGCGGAAAGATCGGGCATTTACATTCGGTAGAATCTCCGCGCGAACCAAAGCAGGGGATTCCTTGGGCTTTAGATAACGGGGTTTTCGGAGCGTGGCAGCAAAATAGAGAATGGTCTGAGGAACCGCTATATCGGTATCTTGATCAATTTGCTGCATGGTCACCGTCATGGGTCGTTGTTCCAGATTGGGTTGGTGATCGTGACGAAACTCTACGCAGATGGGATCAACACGCAGACGCTATACAGTCTTTTGGAGTCCCGATGGCTATGGCGGTTCAAGATGGTATGACTCCATCTGACGTGCCAAAAGAGGCATCCGTTATCTTCGTTGGCGGCACAACATCATGGAAATGGCGTAATTTGAAAACTTGGACTGAAAACTTTCCTAGAGTCCATGTTGGCAGAGTCAATACTTATAAACTTTTGTGGATGGCGCATGAGGCGGGTGCTGAAAGCACTGATGGCACTGGTTGGTTCCGAGGATGTCAGAAGCAATTAGCTGGACTGACCAAATATTTAGAAGAATCAAGCGGTGCAGGTAAACCGCAGAACGAATTCCAATTTTGTTGAAGCAAAAAGCAATGTTCACGATCACCAAGGAATTTAAATTTGAGGCTGCTCATGCTTTGCCACATTTAGGGCCGGATCATCCTTGTTCGCGGATTCATGGGCATTCATATCGATTCACTGTCGAATGCACTGGCGATACAGATGAAAGGGGCTTCGTCATCGATTACAAAGAAATTTCAGAGGTAGTCGATCCAATCGTTGAAACTCTAGACCATCAATTTTTAAACGATGTCATTTCAATTCCACCTTCAACCGAGAATCTTGCGAAATGGTTGTACGATCAAATCAAAACAAGTATTCCTATTCTGTCAGGGATAATCGTTTTTGAAACAGCCAAGACAAGTGTGATTTATCGCCCCGAAATTTGAATTATGGCAAACAAAAAAATAGGCGATCTAGTCGCCACAGTTGGAACCTACCAGGATCGTGAGACTGGTCAGGAGAAAAAGAGAAGACAGAAGTGCGGAGTCGTTTTCAAGGACGATGAGCGTGGTCACGTCAGCATCAAGCTGGATGC